ATGTATATAGTGTAGATATAAAGGATATATGGATATAAATGATATATAATATACTGTAATATAAGTGTTTAATAATATAAATAACATAACTTTACTATACCTAATATAACTAATTCTTTTTTTTATAAATTTTCTTAATAATGGTCTTCATACTCATATAGAGAGACCAGAAGTTCCAGTCTCTCAATGCTTTCAATCATTTTTCGTTCTGTCTGCAAATGTCTTTAAACCCACACATTTTACAGCGAAAGAACGTTGGATCACTGGAAACACAAGGCAGAAGCTCGTTACTTTCACTGGCTTTAATGATTTGAACAGCTCTGTCTGAATAACGCTGAGCCACCTCAGAATCAAACGGAATCAGCTCAAAATAGAGTGCAGACGTGTCTTTGTTTAATGCGGAAAACAAACATTGTTCCAGATCTAAATAAGCCATATACAACTGAACCTGAGCAAAATACAATGGCTTTGTGAGCATCAATCCTCGTTTGGACGTGTCATTCCAACTCTTGCTGTTGAGCGTTTTGTTCTCCCACAACCAGCTTGAAGCTGGACACGATATTGACGCTACGCTAGCGAGTTTATCAGGCATTCCAAAAATTATTCCGTCGACGTGACCTTGTAATTTGCCATTAGCCATTGAAAATCCAAATTGTTCACCGTGTTCGTTTCTTGTTTGAAGGTTAAATCCAGCAATTCTGAGCCATTCAGCGACAAGATCTTCCAGACAATGACCAATATCGAAAGTCCGCAATGTTTGAGCAGAAACAGGCGATTTATGACCAAGGTACTGCAGTTGTACTTTGCGTAAGCACTCATCGCCAAGCATCGATGCTCCAAGATAATTTCGTTGCTCTTGATGGGCATAACGTTCTTGCATTTTTTGATCCAGTATTTCATTAATTTGATGCATTATGAACCCCTTTGGCTTTGGTCATATTTAATCTTGGTTTGAATGTTTTATTATTTTCGTTCAAGAAGTAGTTTACAAAGTACTGTTGCCCTGTGCCTGTGACTTTTACGGTTTTGTTTATTGTTACGTGTCCATCAGAATGAGTAATAGCAGTCTCCTTGATCTTGAACAGTTGACGATTCATTGCTTTTTGTGTTGGCATATTGTAGTCACTTCCGTTTCTACGAACTAAAAAGCCATCATGACGTAGTCTCTCAAATAAACGATTCTGACCTATTTCTATTCCGTTTCCTTTTAGAATTTTTGCTAATTCACCAATTAATACATCACTATCAGAAGCCGAAACAGCATCAGCAAATACAACTTTTGGTTTGTCGATTTCAATTTGATTTTGCAACATGTTTTTTTCACGTCGTTCTTGCTGTAAAGTTCTAATCAATTTTACCCAAGTATCAGGATCAGACATGAGTTCTTCCATTTTATCAGCAGTAATATATGCTCCATGTTTGCGAATGCTTGGTAGTACCTCGTGAGTTATCCAATGCATGAATTTTTTGGCTTCTGGTTTATCGGAGCGAAATATTGTTTTATATAATCCAGATTCATTTACAATGATAAGTTTTTGTCGTCCACCAAGGGTGTCCATCTGATGTACATCCTTTTCATCATCTTCTAATTTTGTTGCGACATTTCTATGATTTTGAATTTCCAAAACCTCGCATACATCCTTCAATACAAACCAAATTTCACCATTTCTGACAGTAGTTCTTACATTTGAATTTTCATAGTTAAAAATTTTCAATTCGCTATTTTTCATAATAAATTCCTATTCAAGATAAAAGTTACATTTCAAAATTAAGATAAAACTCAAGCTTTACGTTTTTCGTTTGAAAACGCATTATAGTTACAACTTGTTTTTGTCAGAGTTAATTGAAACAAACTACGGTGGAATTAATCGATAAAACATCATCTACCTCCCAATCATAATTTTTTCAAAGGCCAGCATTCGTACATGTCTTGGTGATATTCCAGCAAAATCGCAAACAGTATTAAAATCATTGCTGTTCCTGAAGAACCAAAGAATTGCATCATGTTGAACTTTATATTCTTTCGAAAAAATATCTTCCAAAGCTTGAAAGATTACTTCTCTCCACAACGTTGTTTCAGGCATTAAACGCTCCAAGGAATATCGTTGCCATGCATGTATTCAGCATAAGCAAAATGATCAGGAGTTATTATTGAAACTACTCGATTTTTATCTTGATACATTCCATTTTTATCATGTTCGATGCCGATTTTAATCACGATATCCAAGTTATTAATTTCAGTAAAAGAATTGATCTGTCTCGCAGTAACAGCGGTTTCTGACATATCTTTTGGATTTATTCCTTTGGCTGATTCCAGAATTGCCCTTATTCTGGCTTTACCCATATTGATCCAACGATCATGGCCTTCAATCCCGATCTTATCGAAAATCTTACGTTTAGCGTACGGCCCTTCAAGAATGATAAATTCGCAATTTAAGTAAGCAGTATCTCCAGTTTTGCTTCGAGTTATGAATTGATCGCATTGGTCATTCCCTGACTTCAAAATCAATCTGGCTTTTGCAATTGTGTTTGCAGGAATAAGGTCAAAACTATTTTGCATTTCTGCAGAATTAAAGTTCATCATAAAATTTCTCCTTTCTTAATTGATAATTTGATTTTGCTTAAAATTTTACCGAGATGAGCTTCCTCGATTTCAGCAAGACATCCAGAACGATCTTTGGCAGGATACATGTTTGCGTTTAATGTGTGACAAACGAATTTTCGTTCTAGTTTTCCAGATTCGCTTTTCATAGGAACCATCGAAATAACTTCATCTAATATTCCAGGTAATTCTAATGTTGTTTTTGTTCCTTCAATTTGAGGTATCCAAGATGTTCTATTGAAATCGTCAGTTTTTTGATCGAGTAATCCAACGAAAATGACATCCTTGTCTGGAATATGTTGAAACTGGTTAAGCCAAGCAGTCATTTCCGATGCTAACAATCCATAAGCGGATCTAGTATCAGGTTTTCCTGATTTTTCAGAAAACGCTTCAGGCTGATTTTTGCACCAAGAGAGACAAAGTTTTGATGCAATCGTGATAGAATCAATGAAAATGCATTTGTACTTTTCAAAATCGCAATCCTTAAATTTTACTTTAGCTGAATCAAAATGACGCTGACCATAAATTGATTTTGATGCTGGATTGATGCCACCAATTAAGCAAGCAACATCCCTAGCATCTTCCCATGTTCTGATAGAAATAGAATCACCTCGCCAATCTTGAACAGCCAATAATCCAGCTTCAAAGTCTAAGCAAAGAGTTGGTTCAGACAGCGTTTTTAGCAGAGTAGTTTTTCCAATGCCATACGTTCCAAAAACAGCCATTTTTACTCCAGTAAGTAGTTTTAATCTTTCATCTGCAGAAATTATTTTCATGGTCATGGATTAAATCTCCTCTATTTCAAATTGAAACTTTATTTTTCCAGGAACGACAGTACGAGCTGAAGCAAAAAGATTTTTATCATCAGGAGTTAATTGAGAATATTTTCGCTCTTCAATAACGTGCTTTGTTTTTATAATCGCCTTACGTTTATCATCAGAAATAGTTTTGATAATTTCGTTTAATTTTTCTGAATCCCAGATAACTTTCTTTGGCACTTCAGCAATAATTTGCAAACCATTTTCAATAAACTTCGTTGAACCAGTATCTTTGTTTTCACATTGCAATTTTTCTTTTACAATTTCAGAAAAACGCAAAATTAAAGCATCATCAAATTTTTCTTTCAAATCCTTTGTATGGCTTACAAGTTTTGTAAGTTGATCGCTTAAATCCGCTAGATCATATACAGGTAACTCACTAAGTTCTTTAGTCGATTTCTCTTCTATAATTGCTAAATTCTTCATTTTAAATTTTCTCCTTAAAAAAAATTGAACCATGTTTTCAGAATTTTTCAGACATTGATACATGAAAACTATGTGATTGATGTCTCTTGATACTGCAGCACGAGAAATATTGAGAATTTTGGCTATTTCAACAATTGAATGATTGGCGAACAGATGACACAATAATCGGTATTTAAACGGCATTTTTTCAATTAATTGTAAAAGCTCAATATGCTCAATTATGCTTCTTGATGCTGATGTTTCATGATACACTTTATCGTCATATTCAGAAAAATTGATAAAAGAATCACGTTTTTTGCGCATATGAGATTTAAGTAAATTTGAACCACGTCGACTAAGAACTTTTCGTATAAAATGTTCAAAATTTCCATGTTTTTCATTAAAATTGTTCAAACATTCTAAAATCTCACACATCAATTCCTGCTCAATATCAGCAAGATCAACCGAACGTAATGATGAGTGATGCTTTAAAGTTTTTGCATATCGTTTTACATTTAAAACAATTCTTTTATCTATTCCATCGTATCTATTCATGCGATAAATCCTAAAAAACGTGTTTAGTATGAATGAAGTTTCAATATCAATACACCATCGATGCAATTTTCATGTCGAATCTGAAGTAAAAAGGCAATTGAAAAATAAGGATTTTTTTTGTTTGAAGTCGAATGTGTTTTTTTTTGGTCGAAAGTGCTTTTTTAATAGCAAATAAACGCGATATTTTTACCTAATTTATATACGCCAGATAATCTAGATGATTCGATGAAAATTTCACTAATATGATGATCAAATTTTTTAGCGATATTTTTTTTAATCTGATATATAGCTTGTCTGATTTGTTTTTCTTCTTCAAACGATGATCTACCTCTACTTCTGAGAATTTCTGAAATTTGAAATACATTTAGTCCAGTAGATGTCGTATATAAGCGACCGAGCAGATGTTTTTCCATAAGTATTTTAAAAATAGAAAGTTGTAAATTGGCTTTTTTGTCGATTATTTTTACATTATTCAAATACACACCATTCGAACAACATGATACAAAAAATAAGTT